TAAACGAACTAAACAGTTGAGATGCAGGGATTGTCTTTTTACGTAGACGAGTATTGCGCTCAGCTGTTTCATATAGCTCACGGAATTTATCTTGGTCTGCATAAAATGCGTCATATAAACCAGGCACATCACTTGGTGAGAACAGAGTAATATTGCCACCGGTAATTAGACGCTCATACATCAATTTATTGAATTGAACACCATAATCCATATGACGAACACGGTTATCTTCAGTACCTTTATTGTTTTTCAATACAAGAAGTTCTTCAACTTCATAGTGCCAAATTGGATAATAGATAGTAGCTGCTCCGCCACGTACACCACCTTGAGAACAGGATTTAGTTGCAGCTTGAAACATCTTATAGAATGGAATTATTCCTGTATGATAGGCGTCACCTTTACGAATGGGGGTGCCAATAGCTCTGATACTCCCTCCACCAATTCCGATCCCGGCTTTTTGGGATACATACTTAACAACTGCTGAGGAAGTAGCGTTAATAGAATCAAGACTATCACCAGTTTCGATAAGGACACATGAGCTGAATTGTCTTTGAGGAGTACGTACGCCGGCCATAACAGGGGTAGGCAAGCTAATATCATGAAGACTGATAGCATCGTAATAATCCTTTACGTATTGCATTCTGGTTTCTTTTGGATAATTATTAAACAAAGTAGCCGCAATCAATACATAACACATTTGCGGTGTTTCAAAAATCTCACCAGTAACTCTATTTTGACAAAGGTACTTACCACGAAGTTGTTCCATAGCAACATATGTTAGGTCTTCATCGCGGGCATGCTTTACAAAACCATTAATACGATCCCATTCATTATCGTCATAATAGGTAATAAGCTCAGGATCATAGAATCCCATTTCAATATTACGTTCAACCAATTCTTTTACAGTGCATGGCTCATAACCATTATAGACTTCTTTACGAAGACCATAGTTAATCAATCTACCACCAACATATTGGTAATTAGGGTTTTCATCATCAATCAAGTCAGAGGCAGCTTTAATTAAAGTTTCTTGGATTTCTTTTGTTGTAATACCATTAAAAAATTGAATTTGACTTTTAATTTCAACTTCACTTGGGCTTACACCTGTAATATTATCGCACGCATGGAAAACAACTTTATGCAGCTTCTCTACGTCTAGAATTTCTTTAGTACCATCTCTTTTGGTGACTTGAGTCATGTTGTTTTCCTTCGTCTATCTCGGCTTGAGTTATATTTATCTTAATTTTTAATGAATTGTTCAGTTGCTGGAAATATTTTTGCAATAGCTTTAGCACATTCAATTGCGATATCCATATGTTCTTTTTGTGTACCATTGGCTGAACGTAATTCAATGTAATGGATCCATGAACGAATAGATCCTTGCATATACAAACGGCTAATGGTATTACCTTCAGGCAGTACAGCACGAGCTTGTTCCTTCGCAATACCGTTTTCAATAGCCCATTTATATGCATCTTCAGCAGCACGAATAACTTCACCCTGTTTTGAGTCCCACATCATTTGCAAACGTTCATCATCGTTCTCAATAGAGTTCTGACGATTTTTAGTGTCTTGTAGACGTGCTTCACGCATTACAAATTGGTTACCCATAAGAGCAGGATCTGCATATCGTTGACTAAACTCTTGGAATGCAAATGAACGATGACGTAGCATTTGACGTGCAATGTCTCGTGTAGTTTCAATTTCCATAGTAGCATTTGCCATTTCAAATGGAGACCAGTGAGCATGCTTAGCAAGGTAAGCTAACAGCTTAGGTGCTGTCTCTTGGTTCAACTGATTTGTTGGGTTTGAAACACGTGCACAATATGCAATCAAATCTTGCACATCATCCAAACCAATAAACTCGCCATCAACAGGTTGAGTATAACCAATCAATCTAATTTTCATATTACGTATCCTTGTTCACGTAGGCGGGCTTTCCATGCGCCACCAGTTTGTTGCTCTTTAAATTGAAGTTCAAGCCATTCTTTATCTTTGGATGGTTCGAGTGTTGCAATTATTTGTTCTACTAATTCTGGTTTTAAATTAAGTAAGTTCACGTTTTCCTCCATGCGGCAAATTTTAATTCAGCTACCAAACCTTGGTAGGTATTTTCTTCAATTATTCTTTCTGGGTTGGCACCAGCTAAAAACATTTCATTGATGTCTTTACCAGGTACATCGGTTGGCCATATGCATATTTTAAAACCATTCTTAATGACTTTTTCCATACGACCATGGATTTCTTTATTACGAGGCTCAGCATCAAATACATAAATTGCATTATCAGAAGCTGAGTTACCATTGCCTTCAGCGCCATTCATAGAAATAGCATTCTCTAAAAAGAAACTATCAATAGCACCTTCAACTATATGGTAAGGCTGATTGAAGTCAACTTTGTCAAGGCCAAATATCTTTGGTCTTTCTTCAAACATTATAGTTATATATCTAATTCCATTAGGATCAAAACCACGCGCAGACACACCAAAACATTTTCCATTCTCATCAAGGAAAGGTATGATTAGCCGTGGCTCATCCTTACCAACATTTTCAAACTTATCAGGTATTACACTATTAATCCAAGTTTTAAATTTCTTTGCATAATATAAACGATAATGATGTTGCGCAGGGATTTTACGCTGTTGAATATACCGTTTAATAGGATGGTCATGCTTAAGTTGACTAACCTTTTTAATCTTTAATAGTGGGTTAGTCTTATTAAAGGTTGGTGATTTAGTTTTAAATTGAGTGTCGTCAGTAGTTGACTTGATAGTATTATTAGCTTTACCAACAAACTTGTCGGCAACATAGTCATTATATAATTGTGGATCCTGTCCTTTAAGGAAATATGAAAAGCCTTGCGAGGCACCACAGTTATGACAATAATAAGAAAACTTATTATCCCGTTCCAATAGCCACCCGCGAGCTTTAGATCGACTTTTTTGACTATCGCCACAAATCGGACATCTAAAGTTAATTTTATAAGGATTTGTATTTCGTATTTTAAAGTTATCAAGACGACCAGAAAGCATCTGGGCATATTGAATGTCTACAAAATCTACCATAATATAAAGTTCCACATTGATTATATAAATTATAATAACACAAGGGTGTTATAATGTCAACTAAAAAGTGAAGGCCAATTCACTCTTGCTACTAATAATATAATGACAAAGCCCATACCCATCATGTAGTAACGCCAATTTTCTAATGCGTTTACTCTTTTGGTTTGGTCATTGATACGCTGATGGAGTTGCTTTTCCATTTGATCCAGCCTATCTAAGATTTCCTTAACGGAATCTGTTCTTTTGCTTGCGTTATGATCTGCCAATCTTTGGTGATCCTCTCTTGCTGAACGTCTATATTCTTCCAATCGGTCTGAAAGAACAGTCATCCTTAGTTCATCAGTACGTTTTGTCTCTTCGCATAGCTTCTCAACATCTTCTAATTTGTCTTTAGTATTATCTAGTACTTCATTCTGAACTGCTACGTTTTTAGACAGCTCAGCCATCATTTCAAGAGAGTTTTCAACTCTCCCAAAAAATTTATTCATTGACTTTAGGTCAGCCTTAATTAAGGCTATGTCTGTTTCCCATTTATCTGCCAATGGCCTATTTCCTTGTTCATTAATTGAAAAAAGGGGATATCAACTTGTTACCCCCATTATACCACAACTAATAATATATGTCAATATTTATTCTTTTAACGCTTCCTCATAGTAAAGAATTATAGCTTTTTGCTCATTAATATATCTTCTTAATTCGCCAATACCTATTGCCAGATTTTCGTAACCTTTAGGACCTACTGCAAATACGACAAAGTTACCGGTTTGTCCTTTTAACTCTTCCATTTTTGCATCAACGTTATCTTCAGTAATAACACTCCACTCAACAGGAGGAAACTCTACCACAGGTGGTCTAGCTTGGATCGGAATATTTTGTTTTTGATATTCAGTCTGAACTACTACTGTCGGTTCCGGTGTCCTCATCCCGCACGCCGTCAGTGCTAGAGTCGTCACCAGGAGCAGTAGTATCTTCAGCGATGTCTTGGATAAGTCTATCAACTGCACGCTGTACCCTTTCCTCTAAGTTTTCAGGATCCTGTAAGGCTTCCATAGTTAAATCAATACGCGCAAATTTGTTACGCAAAGTGTTTAAATACTCGCGTGATTCTGCTAATTGTTTTGTAAGATTTTGATTGAGTTCTTCGTTGCGTTGAGCGTCTGCAACCATTTGATCCACTGTATTTTGTAGTGTTTCTGCTGCAGACGCTAACTTAACGTTATTCTCACGAAGTGTTGAAATAGTCGCTTCTGACCATTCATAGTAACTTTTAGCTCCATAGCCAATAGCACTAAAAATACCAACGACTATAACTAAAAGATATAATTTAGCCATAGCTAATTATTTTTTATCCTCATCTTCGTCTTCGTCGTCATCCTCATCTTCGTCTTCATCTTCTTCGTCATCCTCGTCTTCGTCTGCTTCAGCTTTCATAGCTTTTTTATACTTTTCTTCTAAAGCAGCTTGGATGCGTGTTTGCATTTCTTCTTCAAATGCTTCTTTCATTTCCATTGGCTTATTTTCCAAAGCCATTTGTGCGATTTTTTCTAAAGACATGATGTCCTCCTATTAGGTTTCTATTCTCTTATTTATATTATTTGAACATTTTAGCTTGTGTGGCTGGTCCAACGATACCATCCGCGACTAAACCATTAAGCTTTTGCCATTTTTTAACAGCAACTAGCGTACCTGGACCAAAATCTCCATCAGCACCTACGCCAATAGCTTTTTGCATTTTCTTAACGTCGTCACCTTGCATTCCTTTACGAAGTGTACGAACTGCAGAAGATGTAGTTTTCTTAGGAGTTGGTACTTCGCCGCCAAGGATAGCTAATGCTTCTTCCCAACGACGGGTACGATCTTCTAAACCAATGGTACCACCATTAATTTTTTTAGTTAATCCTTTGATGTCACCGTTGTCGGCCCATTTGTCAAGTTTGTTTGTTGCCCAGAACCAGCATGCTGACTCGAGAGCTCCTCGTTCGGTTGCGACATAGTCTGCTGCTTCTTCTGCTGACATGCCGACTGATTTTCCAAACGCTGTATAATTGTTTCTACCTGTAAGTTGCTTAATGCCACGGCCCCTAAATCTCCACCCATCACCGGCAGTGGTGTTGCCCATAGCGCCTCGTTTGCTGCGGAATTCATCTTGGTAAACATAGTTCGCAATCTTTTCAGGGTTGCGCGCATATTCTTTAGCATCTCTTTTGCCCTTTCCGAAATAACGGCCAAAGACTGAGTTGAGCGCTTTTTCGCTGTAGTTTAAGTTTTCTTCTAGTCTAGTAAAGTCTAGTGACTCATGAGCACATTGTGCCATAAAGCCAGCAATTCTATTAGTTGTATTAATATCATATTTTTCAAACGCAGGAACAGCGGCATCATACCAAGCTTCAGGATTCTTGTTCTTTGGAATCATCGCTGTAAATTGTTCTAAAGTAATCATAATTTATCTCCCATAATATCTCTTAGTCTTTTCTTTTTATCAGATTTATTACCTGATGTCCATTTCTTTTGACCAGCTTTTGACATGTGGCCGCCGTCCATACCAGCAATATTACCACCGCTGACGTTATTAGCTGGTGCATCTTCTTCTATCTCTGGTTGCGTGTCTACTTTATTAGAGTTTTCTTTTGACATAGATCCAGATTTAACAACACCAGACTTTTTAATTTTATTGATAAGTTTTATAGCACGCATATTAATTGCTGACTCAGTAACCTTTTTGCCTTTAGAATCATACTTACCCATTTCCATTACCTTTTCTTTAGCATACCATTGTGGACTAAATGTCTCATGCCATTCCCAATCACGTGAGCGCTTATCCCATTCCATGACTTTCCATTCGCCTTTATGGCGTTCATCTTGGTCAAGTTGTTTTTCTATTTTAAATCGGCGACCAGTTGGGAAAGTAATTTCTTTCTCACCATTAGGTCCAGCCTTTTTCCACTTAGGAGGTTGTGGTTTACGAGCTTCTTCAATTTCATCAAAAAAACCGTTGACATCTTCTGAAAGTGTGGTATAATGATTATATCCAATACAAAATAAATCTATACTTTCATTAATCTGTTGTTCAGTTAATGTATCAAGTTCTGATTCTTCTGTAAATGCTTTGTGTTCTTTAATTAGGTAAAGCGCAGCCGCATATGATGCCAGTCGAGAACTACCTCCTGGCACCTTAGCTAACAGCTTCTTCATATTAGTAACCATGATATCAAAGACACCAAACGCCTTTTTCTGCTTGGCGGTACGGTCTTTTTTCTTTATAAGGATGTTACCTTTATCATCAATTATGCCTTGATTATAAGCTTCCCATTTATTAAATGGTGTTGCAAGTCTTCTAACAAATTGATATACTAAAAATAAATCGACGACCATTGGTCATATTCCTTTGAGTTTTTCTTCAATAACTTTATCTGAAGTGATATTGCTCGCACTTAAAACTACATCACTGTATTGAATTACTGGCGGCATAAAATTCAAATATTCAACAAAAGGTTTTAAAAACTCGTGATATTCATGTAGTTTCATAAACAACATATCAGTAGCTTCTGGACCAAAAACATTATATATAATTATCAAGTGGTTTAGAATCAACCTCTCTTTTAAATCATCGTCTTGTCTATATCGTCCAAAAAGTTTACGAAGATATTGAAACCGTTTTAAATCTTCTTCGAACTCTGATACATCAGAGCATTGAGGATTTTCATAAGATTTCGCCGCATATATTAGAAAGGTTGATTCTGTCAATTTCATAATAAATTATTGTTTTTAAGTATCAGCTGCGATTAAGTCTTCGTCAGCAGTATCGCCGGTAACACCATCATCGCCTGTATCTGCAAGTGCTAATGTTCCGCCTTTCATTGCTACCAAACACTCAGCAAAGTGACGTCCGCCTGCAGTGTGATACAACCACCAACCTGGTCCTGTTAGACCTTTTGCACGGTTAGCTGCAACTGCTGCTTCTTCATCTGAGATAAAGATTGCATTATCGCGATCGTTTGATTTGTTTGTGTTTGACGCTGCATCTTCCAACCATGTTGGAACACTTGCTAATACGTCTGTTTTTCCCCATAGTGCCATTTTAGTTCTCCTAGTTTGGGTTTTGTAATTCTATTTATATTATGCTGTTGCGGGTTTGTTATTTTCTCTTGCTGCTGCTTTAGCTGCAACCACTCTCGCTTTAGCATCCCTAATGCGTTTACGATCTGCATTTTTCTTCTCAATTGCATCCGCTTTTTTCTCAGCAGCATCAGCTCTACCTGAAGCAGACATTCTGTTAGCACCTTTTTTAGCTAACCGAGCTGCACCTACAACAGATTTAGCACCTATTTTAAATGCACCACCAATTGCTTTACCGATTAACTCATTAAGTTCTTCTTCGGTAAGTTCATTAATATCAATGTCTTGCGATTCTGCATATTCTATAATATACATATCTGAAATGTGGTCTTTAAAATTTTGCATAGGGTTGCCTTTTTTCTTATATTTATTTAACTATCTACTTTAGCACCAGCACGCCATTGGTAGCATGACCAATATTTTGCTTTCCATTTAGGACCTGGATTATCACATCCATGTCTAGCTCTAAATGATGCACGACGCTTTGGGTCGTCTCTTTTAATAGATAAATTAGGATCACCAAAACGAACTACAACAACATTTCCTTTTTCGTTTTTAACATATACTTTAAATTTCTTATTAGGATTTTCAGAAGTTCTAATAGGATCGTTGAGTTTTACTTTGCGTCCTTCAAACTCTGACTCCTCAACTACTAAATCTTCGTATAGATCACATTCCTCACAAATTTGATCAATGCGTTCTTCTGTATATCTTTTAAAATTATCCACCGAACTCGTGCCCCGCTACTCGTTTCATTTGTTTATTAAATTCAGCCTGCGATGGCTTTTCTTTGTATAGCTTAATAGAAATGTTTGGTCTATCTTTGCCTTTAATACGCCAATTATGTCCGGCTTCTTTATGTTCAGGTTTAGTTGTTTTTACAACACGGCGCTTATAACCAGCTTCCCATGTTTCTGAACCTTCACAAAACTGTTTAAATGTTTTCATTTCATTAACCTTTTTATTGTAGCTAAGGCTTTCTTGCCATCTGGATGGTTTGGATTAATACTTACTTCTTCTCCATTAGTAAAGTCTGCTATATTAGTTGCTTTACCGAGATCTTTAATTGCATTGTGTAATGGATCTTTGGGATCAAAACTACGTTCAAAATCTGGCTTGCCACGTAACTCTACCCATTTCTTATCACCTTTGTTCCACATCTTAAGTACACCCATGTTTTTGTCACGGATATACTTAAGCTTAACACCTTCAGAAATGTATTGGATAAACCTTATCATTTCTTATCTTCCATTGGAGTGTCTTTTTTATATTTTTTAGTTAATTCAGGAGTGCCTT